ATATGACGGTCAGGGCGGCGTTATGTGGTTTTGCAAGGCGTCGTCGTCCGGCGCGCAGACCCATTATGTGGGCGAGTAATGGTTGGCTTTACCTCGCGCTCTATTCAAATACGCGACGCCATCTTTGAGCGTATTACCGGACTGACCGGCGTCTACAAGACCCTACGTAAAACGCCAATGCCGACCTTGCAGCCGGCTGACTTACCGGCGTGCAGCGTATTTATCGACCGGGAGGATAAGACCTCGGATGGAAGTCCGAATATAGGCGCCATCAAGTATATTGTTGAAGCGACCATAATTATCGGCGTCATGCGCGGCTTTAACGATCCGGTGTTTATGGAAGGCGGCTTAGACGATGATTTCCTGACCATTGAGCATTTGCTACTGACTGACGCGAGCTTTACTAAGCGGGGGCCGGGCGGCCTGTTCGAAGCTATACCGAGCACCAGCCGCCGCTGGCGCTATGAGCAGACCGGCGAGGCGTATTTCGCGGAAATGCGGCTCGAGATGCCGTTCCGGTTCCGCCAGATGTTTGTGCCGCTCGTTCCGGATAAACTAAAGACCATACACAAGGATATTCAGGTGCCGGCCGGTACGCCTCCGCTGGAGGAGGTGATCGAACTCTGGCAACCAGAAGGAGATGAAAATGGCGGTGATCAAGGTTCTCCCGTCTAGCAAGGAAATGCTGCGGTTAAAGCATCCCGCCGGCATGAAGTTTGTCGATCTGACAACCCCGGTAGAATGGCCGGCCGATCAGTACACCTATCGCCGGCTCCGTGAGGGCGCGGTCAAGGAAGTCGAACCGCCCAAGAGCGAAGAATGAGCAAGCGCAAGCGCGCCTCGTTCAAGCGCAGACCGTTTTCGCCGAAACCGGGCGTCAGTCTAACGGCAACGTCGAAGCGTGGGATTAGGCCGTTAAATTATCGAGACATGCAGCGGATTACCACGCCGCCGCTGTGGTACCGCGCTCAAGCTAGAGGTCAATAAGGAGACCAATCATGCCTGTGTCATTTCCTAGTTTCCCTCAAAATTGGCGGTTGCCGATGTACTGGGTCGAGGTTGACCCGAGCATGGCCGGCGCCATTACATTACGGACGCCAGCGCTGTTAATCGGGCAGAAGTTCGCCACCGGGACGGCGATGGCTGACGTTCCCTATCCCATCGGCCGGCGCGAGGACGCGCAAACTCTGTTCGGCATCGGCAGTATGCTAGAGCGGATGGTTGATGCGTTCTTCCAGGTCAATACCGCGCAAGAACTCTATGCTGTCGGGGTGGTAGAGCCGGCCGCCGGTGTGGCGGCCTTCGGCACTCTAACGGTAGCTACACCGCCGACCAATGCCGGGACGCTGTTTCTCTACGTTGCCGGCATCATGGAGGAGATAGGCGTCGGTGCTACCGATACGGTGGGGACTATCGCGCAAAACATTGTCACTACCATTAACGGCGATCCAACATTGCCGGTAACGGCCTCGCTGGTCACGACCGGCGGCGCTGCCGTTAAACTGACTTGTAAATGGAAGGGCACTACGGGGAATGTGATCGATGTTCGTGACAGCTATCACGGCGCGCTCGGCGGTGAGTATTTACCGCCCGGTCTGACCTTTACCTACCCGACGAATAACAAGCTGTCCGGCGGTACCGGGGTGCCGATCTTCACCAACGCCATCACTAACCTCGGTGACGAACTCTACGACTACGTTGCGTTACCGTTTAACGATAGCACTAGCTTGCTCGCCTGGGAGACGGAATTCGGTTTCACTCAAACCGGACGATGGGGCTGGATGCGGCAACTCTACGGTGAGCTGTACGGTGCGCAGCGGCAAGTCGCAGCCGATACCGGGTTCTCGTTGCTGCTGACGTGGTTCCAGGCCCAAAACTTCCCTATGAGCATCCTGGCAATCGAGTCGGCGTCGCCGACGCCGGATTACTGTTGGGCGGCGGCCTATTGTGCTGAGGCGGCGCTAGGCTTTACCGCGGATCCCGGCCGGCCGCTTCAGACCTTGCCGCTTACCGGCTGCTTGCCGGCGCCGCGGTATCAGCGCTTTAATACCCTGGAGCTTAATGATTTCGCCAGCAACGGCGGGGCGACACAGAAGCCGAACGCTAACGGGGTACCGATCATCGTTCGTGAGACGACGATGTATCAGTTAAACCTCTACGGCAACCCCGACGACGCCTATACCGACATGACTACGCTATCGATCTTGAGCACGTTGCTGCGGAATCAGCGTAGCCGTATCACCAACAAATACCCGCGCAGCAAGTTGGCTGATGACGGCACGTTATTTGGTCCCGGTCAGGCCATTGTAACGCCGTCCATCGTTAAGGCGGAGCTGGTCGCGGAGTACGCGATCGATGAGTTCAACGGCTTGGTGGAGGACCATAAGCAGTTCGCCAGGAATCTCATTGTCGAGCGCGACAGTCTGAATCCTAACCGTTTGAACGTGCTGTATCCGCCCAACCTTATTGGGCAGTTGCGCATCTTCGCAGTGCTGGCGCAATTCAGGCTGCTCGGCCAGCAACAGACCACCATGCCGAACCCGGCGCCGTAAGTTTCATCTGAGGAGAATGCCAAATGCCATTCGGTGATCCGAATCTTATAGCCGGCATCGGTAGCTTGACTATCGACGGCAACCAAGTGGCCGTAAAGGCCAATATGACTATCTCGTGCGATGCCTTGGAGCGTGACGGCATCGCCGGGCAAGACCGGGTACACGGCTACCGCGAAATGCCGCGGGTGCCGTATGTAGAGGCCGACCTTTCGGTCCAGCATGACCAGTCCATCGCTGATCTGGTCGACATCGTGGACTCGACCATAGTCTGCTACTTGGCGGACGGGCGAACGTACGCGCTGCGCAATTCTTGGTATGTCGGGCGAACCGAGATAGCGACGCAGGATGGTCAGTACCGCACCCGGTTCGAGGGGATGAGTTGTCAGGAAATCATGTAGAGTTGGTGGCGCGCCGCTGTCCGCTGTGCAAGGAGCCGATCCTGGCTAACCGCCATGATCCTTGCATTACGGATCTACCGGGGGTGCGATCGGCGTGCTGCGGGCACGGTTACGATACGCCATATCTGGATAACGGTACGCGCATTATCGGCGATGCCGCTTTAGCGTGGTTTAGCCGCTACGGTAAGGGGCCGAAAGGTAAAGGACCGCCATGGCAACCATTACGCTCGGACTAACTTCAACGCCGGTCACGGTAAGCAAGACGTTCAATGGGAGTGACCAGGACGTGCAAGACATGCTTGATTGGGCGGCGGTGACCTATGGTCAATGGATTCAAGGCCAGTTCAATCCAACCAATACTGCCGGGTTTGTGCCAACTAATCAGGAGATAGCGACGGCTATCGGTTATGACTTCATCAATCACATAAAAGCGGCGGTGCAGAATTTTAAGACCACGCCGCCAACACCGGCCGTTGTGCCGCCGCCGCTAACGTGGTCGTGATGGTAAACGGAGGAGGACATGGACGACAGGACCAGGATAGGGCCGGCGGCCAAGGCGCCGGCTAATAAGCCGACTGAAGGGGCGCAGAAACTAGCCGAGCAGCTAACAGATGAACCGATTACCTCTGAGTGGCCGGTTCGTATCAAACTAAACAAGCCGATCAGAGACAAAGACGCCAACTTTGTAGACTTTATCGAATTCCGAGAGCCGACCGGCGCGGATATCATTGCTTGCGGAGTGCCGGCGGTACCTAACTATGAGACGGGTACGATCACGCTGGACGGGCAGAGAATGTCGGCGATGATGTCGCGGTTGTCGCAAGTACCGATGCCGTTTATAGCGCAGATGAGCGCGGTCGATTGGGCTACCTGTGCCACCAAGTTACAGCGCCATTTTTTACCCGATCTGGAGCGACTATTGACATAGTCCTCGACTGTTACCGATTGGCGCGGTTTTACAGTCAAGCTCCAGATCATTTTCTCGCCATGCCGCTATCTTTGCTGGCGCAGCATCTAAATTACACCTCGCTTCTCATGCGTGAGGTCAACGCCGAGCGGAGACGTTAATGGCTGATCGCTTGGAATTGACCGCCCGGCTTGTCGATGAGGTGAGCGGGCCGCTACGGAAGATTCAGCAGGCGTTTCGCGGCTTCGATCAGGAGGCCCGGCGCCGCGGCCCGCTGCAAAGCATTCGCGATATCCAGAAGTCGACCAAGGATACCAATACGCAATTCGCCTTGTTCGGTAAGGCCGGCAGTGCGCTCAAGCGCGAAATGCACGGTCTGACCGATGCCGTAGGTCAGGTGGTACCGGAATACGGCCGGTTAGTTGCGGCAACTACCGAACTGACGACCGGGACCGGGTCGCTGGTCGGCACCATGGGGGCGCTTAGCGGTACATTGCTGGTTACCGGGTTGGCGCTCAACAAATACGGCCGCAGCGCGCGCGAGACTCGCTATCTGAGCGAAGCGACTAACATGAGCGTCCGCCAGATTAAGGAATTGGAGTTGGCGGGCGAGCGCTTCGGTATAAGCGCGGAGGAAATGGGCGATAGCCTGAAATCGTTCTCCGCCAGCGCCGAGGACTTCCTAAAGAGCGTCGGCAACATGCGCTCGTCGCTGCAAGCGCAAGGTTTCTCGATGGAGAAGCTAGCGCCGATCTTGCAAGGGATGGAAAGTCAGGTCGGCAATACCACGGGCGCTTTCCTCGGCCTCTTGAAGGTATTCCAGAACCTACGGGCGCAAGGCGCTTCTATCCATGTGCTAGAAGTTCTGGCGCAGAGTTTTGGTCTAGACGCCAAGTTCGCCCGGATGACTACTGATGAACTTGGCGAACAGATCGAGATGATAGAGAAAATCTATGATCCCGAATTGGCGGTCCGGGTTCAGAAGCAAGCGGAAGAGTTCAACAAGGAATACGAAAAGACCAACATTATTTGGGCGCAGAGCGCCAACATACTCAGGTCCGAGGTCTATGGCCCGTTTACCGACTTGCTACGTGAATTCAATACTTGGGCGGTTAGTCCGGAAGGTATCGAGTTCATAAGGACGCTGGCGCATGAGTTAAACCTGCTCGGCGACGCGATGAAGAAGGTCGGGCAGTGGATCGTCTATATCGAGCTCCATCAGCGGCAGATCAAAAGCCTGGGCGGTGCCGGTACCAAGACCGGGCGCGCGATAACCAAGCTCATTGTCGGTCCTAAGGCGGCCGAGGAGGCGTTCCCGCTATCGCCGGCAGAACGGGTGCAACAGGGTTTCGGCGCCCTTCCCGGTTTTCAGCATGGCGGGGTGGTCCCGCGCAATATGGTTGCCAAGCTACATGCCGGCGAGGAGGTCATATCGCGCGAGGAGCGTGAGGACGAGGACGGGCCGTATCAGCAGCTATTCGGGCCGTCATTAAGGGGGGAGGACGGCACCCCACCGGCGGAAGGCGCTCTTGGCTTGGACGCCGGGAGTCCTATTGAGGCACAGCAGCAGTCGCGCCGGGTTTGGGAACTCTATTGGGGCTTGTTCGGGGACGTAGGCTTGCGGGATTTGGAATTCATCCGGTTGGGGGGTGGAGCCGGCGGTGCAGGGGGTCCAGGCGGGCCTGGG